AATATTGTTGCTGTCACCGCCATTCGAGGCGACAACAGCAGCGTCTCGCTGACTACCACCGCAGCCACGTCTATCGTGAGTAACGCCGCGTCAAGCGGCAAGGTGTACAAGATCAACACGATCATCGTGGCGAATGTCGATGGCACCAACGCCGCCGACATCACGGTCAACAAGTACAGCGCGGCGGCACTGGGCGGCACGGCGTACCCAATTGCCTCGACCGTCTCGGTGCCCGCTGACGCCTCGCTGATCGTCGTCGACAAGACCACGTCGATTTACCTCAAGGAAAACGAGAGCATTGGCGCGACGGCTGGTACAGCCAGCGACCTTGTCGTAACTTGCTCGTGGGAAGACATCTCGTAAGGACTGCTCATGTCGCAACGGTATCAGGGCGGCATCCTCGGTGTAGGGTTCAACCCGCTTCAGGCTCCGAATGCACCGACGATTGGCACGGCTACGTCTGGCAATGCGTCCGCGTCTGTGGCTTTCACCGCGCCGGCCAATGTTGGCGGATCGGCCATCACCAGCTACGCCGTGCAGAGCACTCCGGGCGGCGTTGGCGCATCTGGCGCGTCGTCGCCGATTACCGTCTCCGGCCTGACCAACGGCACCGCCTACACGTTCCGCGTCACCGCGTTGAACAGCTACGGGCCTTCGCCCGCGAGCGGGGCGAGTAATAGCGTTACGCCTGCGTTACCGCAGTATATCGCTGTGGCGCACACCACGTCGCCCTTCGTTACCGCGTATCCGTGGTCTGGCTCTGGTTTTGGTACGAAGTTCGCCGATCCGGCCACACTACCTGCGGGATCAATTGGCTTTAGCGCAGCGTTCAGCCCCTCCGGCAACGCTATCGCAGTGGCGTATGGCCCTAATACGCCTCTCGTCACCGCTTACCCATGGAGTGGTTCTGGCTTCGGTACGAAGTTCTCCAATCCGGCAACGCTGCCGACTGGTACCAGCAGAGGCGTAGCATTCTCTCCGGCAGGCAACGCCATCGCTGTGTCGCATGACACCACACCATTCGTCTCTGCTTACCCGTGGAGCGGTTCCGGCTTCGGGACGAAGTTTGCCGACCCCGGTACGCTGCCGACTGGTCGAGGCGAAGAAGTAGCATTCTCTCCCACTGGCAATGCCATCGCCGTAGCGCACGCTGCCACCCCGTTCATCACCGCCTACGCTTGGAGCGGCAGCGGCTTCGGGACGAAGTTTGCCGACCCCGATACGCTGCCGACCGGCATTGGCAGAGGCGTAGCCTTTAGCCCAACGGGCAATGCCATTGCCGTAGCGCACGCTACGGCTCCCCGCGTCACCGCCTATCCGTGGAGCGGTTCTGGCTTTGGTACGAAATACGCCAACCCTGCTACACTGCCCGGAAGCTCCGAAAACGGGAATAGTGTGGCCTTTTCACCTTCTGGCAACGCTATCGCCGTGGCGCACGACGCCACTCCCTTTGTCACTGCGTATCCATGGTCTGGCAGTGGCTTTGGTACGAAGTTTGCTAATCCGGCTACTCTACCGTCCAATGGGAGCTTGGGTGTAGCCTTTAACGCTACAGGCGACGCCATCGCTGTAACGAATGGCTTCACTCCCTACATCTCTGCCTATCCATGGAGCGTCAGCGGCTTTGGAACGAAGTTTGCCGATCCGGCCACGTTGCCAACCGGTCAAGGCAACGGCGTCGCCTTCGGTGCCGGCTAAGGAACCCCTATGACCACGCGCTCCTTCCACACGGGGAACCTCTGATGCCTTCGTATTCCGGCGTCTGGTCGCTTTCCCAGCAGCTTCAGGCGGTGGCGGCTGGAAATTGGCCGGTGCCGCCGCAGCAGTTTATCGCCGTGGCGCATTCCACCACACCATTCGTCACCGCTTACCCGTGGAGCGACAGCGGTTTCGGCGTGAAATTTGCCAATCCAGCTACGCTGCCTACCGGAGAGTGCACCGGCGTAACTTTCACCACCTCTGGGAACGCCATCGCCTTGGCGCATCAAACTACGCCGTTTATCACTGCCTACCCTTGGTCCGGCGCTGGTTTCGGCACGAAGTTTGCGAACCCGGCAACGCTGCCCGCAGGAAACGGCGAAGGCGTAGCCTTTACCCCTTCAGGCAACGCTATCGCTGTGGCGCACTTCACATCGCCCTTTGTCTCCGCTTACCCGTGGAACGGCAGCGGGTTTGGTACGAAGTTCGCCAATCCGGCATTGTTGCCGGCAGCAATTGCTCGTGATGTAACGTTCAACCCGGCAGGCGACGTTATTGCCTCCATATCTGGCCAGCTTGTCAACGCTTACCCGTGGAGTGGCGGCGGCTTTGGTACTCGATTTGCCTACCCGGCCACTTTCCCAACAGGAAACGGGTTAGGCCTTGCTTTCTCGCCTAGTGGCAACGCCATCGCCGTAGCGCATTTCTCAAGCCCATTCGTTACTGCCTACCCGTGGTCTGGGGCGGGCTTTGGAACACAGTTTTCTAATCCGGCTACATTGCCGCCGGGCGACAGCTACGGCATAGCTTTCTCCCCAGATGGCAACGCCATCGCTCTAACGTACAATACGTCGCCATACGTCACCGCCTATCAGTGGAGTGGTAGTGGTTTTGGTACAAAGTTTACCGATCCTGCTACGTTACCGGCGGGCTTTTCTCAAGGCGTAGCCTTTAACTCCACTAGTAATGCAATTGCCGTGGCGCACGCTACGTCCCCCTTCGTTACCGCCTACCCGTGGAGTGGCAGCGGCTTCGGTACAAAGTTCACCAACCCAGCTACGTTACCGGCGGGGCAAGGTATCGACGTGGCCTTTGGGCTGATTTAACCAAGGAGCACAACACATGATCGACCTCAACGAAGAACGCACCAAGATCCTCACTGACGCCTACGAGCACCGTCAGCGCGAGGTCATGCACCACCAGATCAACATCGACAATTACCAGTTGGCGCTGCAAGAGATTGCCGAGAACCACGCCGACTGCGAAGTGATGGCCGAGTTTGCTATCCGCCTACGCGAACTGCTGGGTAGCTCGCTCGTTGAGCAGGCAAAAGAAACCATCATGCGCGACGTGATGGCCAAGCAACTGGAGGCTAACTGATGTTCTACTACCTAAATCCCCCCGGCGGTTCGGCGGTGTATCCCTACACCCTGACCGATCTGCGTCTTGCCAACCCCGGCGTGAAGTTCCCTGTGGACATCACCGACGCCATTGCGGCAGAGTATCACTGCTTTCCGGTGCAGCCGACCACTCCGGACAATGCCCCGACTGGCAAGAAGAACGTGCGCGCCGCGCCTGAACTGGTGGACGGTATGTGGTTCGAACGCTGGGCGCTGGCGGACATCACCGCCGACGAAACCGCCGCACAGTGGTCTGCCGTGCGTGCCGAGCGCAACGCCAAGCTGGCCGCGTGTGACTGGACGCAGCTTGCCGACGCTCCCGTGGACAACCTCCAGTGGGCCGTCTACCGCCAAGCACTGCGCGACTTGCCGAATAGCCAGAGTGACCCGTTTAACGTCGTCTGGCCGACTGCGGGCTAATGAGCAATCGTTGGCCCGGCGGCCTGATCCGCAAGACACCTGTGACGCCCGCTGGCCCGTTCCAGAACGGTGCGGCTCCGGGCGTGTGGACGCTTGCCGAGGCGGCGTATTGGGCGAAGCAGGGGCTGTGGCCGATTGCGGGGAACAAGCAACAGTTTATCGCCGTGGCGCACCAAACTTCGCCCTTCATCACCGCCTACCCGTGGAGCGGCAGTGGCTTTGGTACGAAGTTTGCCGACCCCGCTACGCTGCCAGCTGGTAATGGCCAAGGCGTAGCGTTTACCTCCGCAGGGGACGCTATCGCCGTAGCGCACCAAACTTCGCCATTCGTCTCCGCCTATCCGTGGTCTGGCTCGGGTTTTGGCACTAAATACGCTGATCCAGCTACGCTGCCAGCTGGCACCGGGAGTGGTGTAGCCTTCAGCCCAACGGGCGACGCCATCGCTGTGGCGTCATCTAGCAGCCCTCGTATCTCCGCATATCCGTGGTCTGGCTCGGGTTTCGGTACGAAGTTTGCTAATCCGGCTACGCTTCCTACTGACCAAGGCCGAGGCGTAGCCTTCAGTCCATCTGGCAATGCTATCGCTGTAGCGCACCTTACGACGCCATTCGTCTCTGCCTATCCGTGGTCTGGCTCTGGCTTTGGCACTAAGTTTGCTAATCCGGCTACGCTGCCTACGGGAGATGGCAACGGCGTAACCTTCAGCCCATCTGGCAACGCTATCGCGGTAGGTCACGCTACCTCACCCTTCATCTCGGCCTACCCTTGGAGCGGCAGCGGTTTCGGTACGAAGTTTGCTAATCCGGCTACCGCACTGCCCGGCGCTGGTAACGGCGTAGCATTCAGTCCAGCGGGCAACGCCATCGCTGTAGCGCACCTTAACTCGCCCTATGTATCCGTTTACCCGTGGTCTGGCTCGGGTTTCGGCACTAAGTTCGCTAATCCGGCTACGCTGCCGGGAGTAACCGGGAGTGGTGTAGCCTTCAGCCCAACGGGCGATGCCATCGCCGTATCGGACTACTTCGGTTCCATCATCTCGGCCTACCCTTGGTCTGGCTCTGGTTTTGGTACGAAGTTTGCTGCCCCGGCTACGCTGCCTACTGGTGTTGGCCGAGGTGTGGCCTTCGGCGCAGCATAAGGAAACCCCATGATTGAGCAGCTCATCAGCCGGGTCTGGCCCGAACCACCCACTACGTGATATAGTCCTGTGTCGCAGTTAGAAAGGAGGTAGCGCTATATGTTTGGTTTTACTTCCTTCGCTGTAGCACCGTTTGCGGCGCTGTCGGGCGTCACTCTGCAGCCGGCGCTGTTCACGAACACGAACACGTTCTACAGCCCGACGGTTGCACCCGGAGCGGTGACACTCGCCCCGGCACTGTTCACGAACACGAACACGTTCTACAGCCCGACGGTTGCGCCCGGAACGGTAACACTTACCCCCGCGCTGTTCACGAACACGAACACGTTCTACAGCCCGACAGTCACGGGCGGCGTAGTCACACTGCTGCCGGCGCTGTTCGTCAACACGAACACGTTCTACAGCCCGACAGTCGCGCCCGGAGCGGTGACACTGCTGCCGGCGCTGTTCACGAACACGAACACGTTCTACAGCGCGACGGTTGCGCCCGGAACGGTAACACTTACCCCCGCGCTGTTCACGAACACGAACACGTTCTACAGCGCCACGGTGACGCCCGGCGCGATCACACTGCTGCCGGCGCTGTTCACGAACACGAACACGTTCTACAGCCCGACAGTCGCCTCCGCGTACACGATCGCCCCCGCGCTGTTCGTCAACACGAACACGTTCTACACGGCGGCCCTAAGCTATGATCAAGTCATAGAACCGGCCCTGTTCGTCAACACGAACGCGTTCTACAACACGTTTGCCTACCTGTACCCGTTCCACCCGAACGACGTGCGCCCCGGAGGCAGCAGCGTCGTCCCGGGTCCGCGCGGGCCTATGCCGCCAGCGCCGAACGCGGCGCGCGGTGCCATGCCCCTATCTACATCTGTACGACAACCGATGCCCTTCCAGTAGAGTTTACACAGCGAGCGATCTTTGGTATGTTGCGACCGCCAGAAATGTTCGCCCGCCGTGGCAAGCTGCTGCCCTGATACAGCGAGCACAATGACATGGCCTATTCCAACACGGTATCGCAGACGGTGTTTACGACGCAGCGCGTTATCGACAACGCCGTGCGTCGCTGCCGTGTGCCTGCGGAACAGATCACGGCCGAGACGATCAGCATCGCCAACGACATGCTGTACCTGCTGCTGTCGGACCTCGCCAATCAGGGCGTGCCGCTGTGGTGCATCCAGAAGTGCATCTTCCCGCTGTACGAGGGCACGCCGACGATTACGACCTACACGGGCACGGTCGACCTGCTCAACACCAACCTGCGCTCACTGCAAGAGGTGACCGGCACCAACACCGACACCTCGACGAGCCGCACAGTGAACTTCGGCAGCGCCTCCGCCGCCACCGCAGTCAGCACGGTGGGCATCCTCTGGTCCGCCGCAGCCGTCCCCGTATCGCTGCAGCGCAGCATTGACAACGTGACGTGGACCATCATTCAGAACGAAGACCAGACCGCCGCCGCCGGCCAATGGACGTGGTTCGACCTGAACAGCAGCGTCGCCACCCAATACTTCCGCGTCGTGGCCATCACCGGCACGCTCGGTTTCAGCCAGATCTACCTCGGCAACACGCCGACCGAGATCCCCATGGCGCGCATGAACCGCGACGATTACACCAACCTGCCGAACAAGACGTTCCAGTCGAACCGGCCCCTTCAGTTCTGGCTCGACCGTCAGGCGCAGTCGCCGGTGCTGAACCTGTGGCCCGTGCCGAACGCGCAGGCCACCGTCTATCAGGTCGTCACGTGGATCCAGCGGCACATCATGGACGTCGGCACCATGGCGCAGGAAGTGGAAGTGCCGCAGCGCTGGTACGAGGCTATCGTGTCCATGCTGGCCGCCAAGATGGCGATGGAGATGATCGAGGTCGACCCGCAGATCCTCCCGATGCTCGACAGCAAGGCCGCGCAGGCGCTGGCGATCGCGCAGGCCGAGGAACGCGACAACTCGCCGATGATGATCGCTCC